GCACACCGCTCGAGTTCAGGTTTGACTGCAACTCTTCGGGCGGCAGATCGCCAGACTTCACTGCGTTGCGTCTCTGCTCGCGTGCGAAGAATTCCTTCGCGGCATCGTCAACGCCTTCAATCGGGTGGTGCTGCGTCTGGAAGTCTTGTTGTTTAGCCACTTGCAGTCTCCTTCGAGGCAACGTGCTCGGCGCGTGCCGAGGTTGCCTTCGCCATGTACTCAGGGAACGCGTTCTTGCGTCTCCTTCGTGCGCTCATCTCATCTCGCTCGCGGATCAATTGCTCGACCGCGGCTTTCCCTACCTGCATTGTTGCACGCATCACCGCGGCGAAGTAGTCCACGGCTTCGTGCTTCGCCTTCGCGGCCAAGAGCTCCTCAGTGGTCTTCGCGCTAACGAAGAGCCCATGAGCCCAGTCACGAGTCATCGCAAGCGCCTCCTTGAAGACCTCGTCTTCGATCAGGGCCTGGGCGTGCTCGCCGCGACGAATATCTTTCTCGCTCGGCATTTAGTTCCTCTTGCTCGAATCGCTCTTCCTTGTGAGTTCCTTCGTCCGAACGCTCTTGCGCGTCGGAGCGGCCTTCATGACCTTCTTCGCTTCGGCGCGGCCCGCCTGTCGCGTGAGCTTGGCCTTCTCCTTGTTTCCGGCCTTCCGCAGGTTCTTCGCGGTTGTGCGGGCGGTCTTCTTGATCGCGCTGGCCTTCTTGCGAGCGGCCTTGCGTTCAGGAGCCTGCGCCACGCGGGTGTCCTTCTTGCCGCCGATCAGGCCACCGGACATGATCTTCGCGCCCTTCTTGGCGGTATCCAGCTGAGCCTTGCCGACGGCTGATGCGACCTTGCCGGGTTTCTTGGCGAGCTTGCCCACGGCCTTCGCGCCTTTCAGCATGCCCTTTGCCGCGGTCTTGTGCGCCTTGTAAGCGCCCTTCGCGGCCTTGCCCGCGGCTCTGGGAGCACCCTTCGCTGCCTTGCCGGCGGCTCTCGCTGCTCGTTTCGGCACTGACGCTGCGGCTTTGCCCGCTCTTGCTGCTGTTCGTTTTGAGACCATCTCGTTCTCCTTATTGCGTAGGTTCTGCCGCTGATTCATCAGAGGGCAGTTGGGTTTCAGGCAGCGGGTTTGCAGCCGGAATGTCCATCTCGTAAGGCAGGTCGGTCTCGGCCTCGTAGGGCTGACCGCCTGCGCGAAGCTCCTGGATTTTCTCCTCGTGCCGGTGCTCTTCCTTCTTGATGTCGAGCCCCAGAGTCATCCGATCCGTCTCCTGCTCCTGCCGCTTCAGTTCCAGCTTCGCCCACTCGATCTTGGTCTGTTCTTCAATCGCCAGCTGTGCCGGGTCAGGAGCAGGCTCCTGCGCTGGGTTCGTCTTCGGGTCCGTGAAGAACTTGCTGGCCTCACGAAATCCCAGGGCCTCCACCAAGTCCGTCATGGTGTTGTAGACGTTATCCTGTGTCGCCATGTTGCCCCAACCCGATTCGTTCAGCTTCTCCTGTACCGAAGCAATCGTCTGGAGATTCATTCCCTTCTCCATCCGGCTACCGTGCCCGAGTGCCACTGTGACTTGACAGTCCATGTTCGTCGACCATGTCGTCGGGTCTACCTGCACGTACTTATCGTTGAGCCGCACCATCAGCGGGGCGCTATGGTGTCGGAGTAGCAAGCCGTAGATTCCCTGGAAGAGATCCTTCACGCCCGTGTCGGCAAAGATGCGTGCGTAGAGCGAGGTCCTCATGGCCGCGGCACTCGTCTGCACCATCGTGCCCAGCACGTGCTTGCTGATCGATTCCGGGTTGATTCCCATTGCATCGGGGCTGATACCTGTGCGCGCCTCCTTCATCTTGTTGTGCATCTCTAGCGCCGGCATGATTTCCATCATGTTGTTCTTCTGCTCGTAGGGTCGCAACGCACCTTGCTGGTACTCTTCGATGTAGCCGCCCGGGGCAGCGTTGAGCAGCTGGTTGAGGTTCACCATCGGCGTGGCCTCTTCGCCAATCCCCTGACACGTAACGATATTGCGCGGGTCAGTTGCGAGGTAGGCGCAATTGAGAAGCTGACGCCACAGCGTGGTGTTGATCTCCTGCAGATCGCCCGTGACATCGCCGAGGCTCAAGCCATAGAAGCGATGCGGAATCGGAATCGGCGTCACCGAGTAGAAGGGATGTCCCGAGCAAGGCTCTGCCGAGAGAAGCTCTTGGGCGTAATCCCCGCCAGTGACGATGTGCCACCACTCGCTGATCCCGTCGCCGTCCGTATCCATCAGGACGTAGGAATCGTTAATGTAGATCGTGCGCTCGGAGTCCGAGCGGTACGAGTAGACCAGGGGATACGAGTCGTCCTGGCTGGAGCGAATGATCGTGTCTTGATCGGTGGTGTAGACCGCTTGCGAGCCCGGCAATCGCTTGACCAAGTCTGCAGGGAATCCCCACGCGATCAGGTCCGACTCGCTGGCGCGCACGCGGTGCCCCACGAATCGGCATGTCGGGTCCTTGAGTCCTCGCGCATCGCGATTGATGATGAACTCCTCGGGCGGAATGTTCTCCAGGGCCACCTTCCCGTCGCGCTTGATCCGCGTGCCCTCGATGTCGTACTTCACCGCCATTGGGTCATGGTTCTCGGGGAGTGCTGACTCTTGGTCGAGGATCTCTCGCTCGCCGTTTTGCTCGTGCCACGCTGTGATGGCCGTGATCTCAAACTCCTGATCCTCGGCCAGCCCTGTCAGGTCGATGATGTTCTTGCCTTCGTAGCTCTCGAATGTGGCACGCGCATCCTCTTCCCACGTTGCCTTCACGATCCCGTTTTTCTGAATCAGCGCATCCTTGAACATGGTGTAGAGCACCATGAAGCCGTTCTCTTGCTGGAAGATGTAATTGACCGCAGCGGTGGCCTGCTCTGCCGCGGGCTGGTCGTTGTCGTTGGTCCCGACGAACTGCGCGACCTCGGGGCCGCTGGTGAAGATCTCCATCAGCTGCGGGAGCAGCCACTCCACCTGCTCGAAGACATCACGCGTGACCACCTGGCTTCTGCCTTCGCGCTCGTCGCCACGCGGATTGCTGAAGTACTGCTGCAGGTTCACACGCCGCGCCTCGCTGAGCCGTGTACCTGTCCAGCCGAGGCTACTGTCCAGCTCACGCTGCACGATGGAGAGCATCTCGGTCTGCGACATCTTGTGACCCATGCGAGTACTGCCCGATGTGTAGGGTGCTTCGGGGCTTTCGTCCTCGGGGTAGTCCGAGTCCACAGGCTGCGCAGCATCCACGCCGGCCATGCTCGGGAACTCGACCGCGTCGTCGTGGCGCAAGGGTGCGGGGCCATCAAGGTCACGCGTACCTGTCTGCCCGTCGCGAGGCCCTGACTCGGCCTCGTCGCGCTGCTGAATGAGTTCTCTGGGATCCTGTGCGCCCACGCTTGCCCCCTACGGTGCTGAGGTTTTCTTGAACGTCGATCCGCTAGTGGTGCGTGGCATGGGCTTTCCGGCCCGCTTTGCCACGCTTTTGCGGTTTATCGCCTTCGCGCTCATCTTCTTGGGCATCTGGTTGCTCGGGCCTTCGCCCTGGTCCCGATGCTTGAAGCCCTTGCCCGTTGTCTCTCTGGTCTTGATCCTTGCCATCATGAATCTCCTTTACTTGCTTTTCAAGAGCATCGACCCGCCGCTCGAGTTCGTAGAACACTTCCAAGAAACCCATTACACAACCCATCGCGTGTTCTGCGTCGGGCGGGTGACCTTCGCCGCCTGCCGTTGGCCTAAAGCGAGATACCGGAACCCATCTGCTCCGTGGCTGGCCCAGTTGTGATCCGGCGTGTCTGTGAGTTCTCCCGTGCTCCTGTTTCGCTTTCGCTTATAGTTTTCGAGTGCAGAAATACCCTCTCTGCAATTCGCTTCGTCGAAATGGCAACGCGGGAGAACCCGTCTAACAGCATCGATTCCTTCTGCCACCTCGGTGCCCATCCTGACCAAGATGCGGTCGAGGACGCGGAAGGTGATACCCAGCTCTTGCGCGACGGTCGTGCGCGCGAGCGCACCGTTCGACCAGTCGCGGACCTTCATGTCATTCGGCGCGATGTGCTCGCGGTACGTGTAGCCCTTGTTCTGCAAGACCTTCACGTAGTGCGGCAAGCCAACGCCTGTCGCCTCGTAGTAGTCGATGATGTGGACGCTGTTGCCGTACATCTGATAGAACCAGATCGCAGTCGGGTCGCGCACGCCGATGTCCCAAGCCGTCGTTACCAGCTTCGACTCATCGTAAGGCACGCTTCCGATGCGGCCCTCTTCCCTGGCCTTCGCGAGCAGCTCACCGTAGTAAGCGCCCTCGACTACACTGGGGAACTCACCTCGAATACGACTCTGCCACGCCGAGGAGTCGATGCCCCAGAGCTCCAACCGCTCGGCGACCCACTCGGGGCTGATCAGCTCGGGGTGCGGGTACTCGTCTTCCTTCACCTTGTTGCGCCACTCGC